CAGCCTGATCACCAGAGAACTGACCGCAGGCACCTACACGGTCAAGGCCCGTGTGTACTCGGTTGGCACGGGCGGCTGGTACAAGTTGACGATCGACACGGTCTAAAGACGTGGTAGAGTGGGGACGACAACATAGACGGCCTGAGGCAAAATCAGCAGCAGGAACGTCGCATCCGGCCTGAGGCACGCCGTGAAACTGCTTCATAGTCGAGGAAGGGCTACCAGACATGGCAGATATCACGGTTGAAGTCCCAGACGGCAAGTTGGCGACGTTCGTCGAATCGATCGGGCAAACCGAGGACGGGCAGGACGACGCTGCCCGCACGGCATTGGTCACGACGTGGCTGCACGACATGGCCCGTCAGCATCTTTGGAACTACGAGCGGTCCACCGCAGCGAATGCCGTCTCGGACCCGATGCCTCCGGGCTAGTGGATCACCGGCAGGGGGTTAGCCCTGCTGCTGTGATGGGGGCAATGTTGGCTGGTCCGGCTTTAGCGGCTCTGTTCTATGGGCGGGCCGCGATCGGGGTCATGGCCCTCTCAGTGTTGGGTAGTTTTGGTGGCATCATTGTGTTGGGTGTCTACTTGGTCCTCCGCATGGAAGACCGAGACGACTTCGAATAGGTCGGCTAGACCCTCTCTCACCCCTTCGGGTGGGTGCATCAGAATAGAGTCGTTAGCGGCCATCCAACTCAACAGGAGAAAGTACAATGGCAGTCGCCACATCTGCGATTACCTTCGATGTTCAGGACTGCAAGGTCTACACCATCGCCGACCTCGTTGGCGGTACTTACGCAACGTCGGCAAGTGTTGACGTTCCGGGCATCCAAGAGGTAAGCGTCGAACCCAATTTCATCACAGCAGAACTCAAGGGCGACGGTGGAGCGGTCTTGGCGAAGAAGGGCAAGATTGATCGCCTGAACTTCTCCTGCACATACTCCGAACTCTCCCTTCCGGTCCTCGCCAAAATCCTCGGTGGCTCAGTTGTCACTGGCGGCAGCACGACCGACGAGGACGCCGCTCTCAACATTGCGGGCGGTTCGTTGCCGTACTTCGCGGTGGCGTTCCTTCTCACTGACCTTCAGGCCCCTGCATCTGCAACTGCTGATGACGTGGGGAGTGTGACGATGGCACTCCACAAGTGCCAGATCACCGGCGGTACCCTCATTTCTGGTTCGACCGACGATTTCGCTACGCCGTCGTTCACCGCTGAGGCGATCCTGCCGAACTCGAAGACCAACTTTGGCACGGTCACCTTCAACGAGACCGCAGCCACCCTCTAGGTCCAACCTAGAAACAGAGCCGCTTGAGAGGGCGGGGGTTTCGGCCCCCGTCCTTCTCGCGTATCGGATAGGGTGTGTGCATGGATTACACACCAGCGGTTCTCAAAAACAAGGGCGTCCCGGTCAGCCTTGCTGCCCTGCGCGAAGAAGGCGGCAAGTGGGTACCCATCTACGATGCGGAGGGAGTGCAGGAAACCGAAGAGTTTCATGTCCGCTTCACCCACAACGTCATTGCCGACGTTGAGGAATTATGGGAGGGGTTAGCGGAATGGCAGGAGGGGATGGAACTCAAGCCAGTTTCAACGCTGCGCCGCACCTTCGCCCTGTTACTTGTCGAGTCTGTCGAGAAGGCCGGTATGCGCTTATTGGAAGGCCGCCTAAGCGATTACTCGTCCGCGATTGGGGTGGCGTGGGCGATCGCTAACGGGGTGGACCCTACCGTGGCGAGCAGACTGCTCGCGCAGGCCGTGACGGTGACGGAGGAACAGATAAAGGCGCTGAACGAAAATCTAGCGGAAGCAGTGGAAGAGATCGAGGAGGCGAGTTAGAGGTTTATCCGTGGGATCGCGCTATTTATGCGTGGTGCCAGACGGGGCAGCCGTTTGACCTGTTTTGGGTGTTGTCGCCAGCGCAGGTAATCTCAGCGATTTCTCAGCCATCGGCTAAGAAAAAGAAGACCGATCCGAAGAGCCTGATGGCGTGGGCCATGGCTTCTGGAATGGCGATCGACGACGTTCCTTCCGCGGATTGAGCGCGGCGGGAATATAGGGGAGAATAGAGCATGGCCGTTATGCTCCCACCTCTAGTTCAGCAGATCATTCTGGACCCGTCGGGTCTACACGCGGGTGCGGCGAAAGCCCAGACAGCGATGAAGGGGATGGCTGCTTCGACCACTGCTGCTAGTACGGCGGCGGTGGGGATGTCGACAAGTCTGAATACGTTGGCGTTCCGTGCCCAAACTGCGGGACGCATCCTGTTGAAGAACGTCGCTGGTCCGTTGATGATCATCGCGGGGTTGAGCATCAAGGCGTTTGCCACGTTCGAAGCGTCGATGACGAGAATCACGTCGTTGGTGGGTGTGTCAGCGGGCGCCGTGCGTGGCTTCTCCGACGAGGTCAAAGGCATCGCTGAGGCTACGGGGAGGGGTCCGGCGGAACTCGCGGAGGCCATGTTCTTCATTACGTCGGCTGGTTTGCGTGGTTCGATCGCTGTCGACACGTTGAACGCGTCGGCTAAAGCCGCCGCTGTGGGTTTGGGTTCGACGAAGGTTGTTGCCGACGCTGCGACTTCGGCTATTAACGCTTACGGATCGGAGAACTTGTCGGCCGGTGAAGCCGTTGATGTGCTTACGGCTGCTGTTCGTGAAGGCAAGGTGCAGGCCGACAGGTTGGCTCCCGCCATCGGCAAGGCAATTCCAGTGGCTTCAGCGATGGGTATCGAGTTCCATGAGGTAGCCGCTGCTATCGCTTCCATGACCCGTACTGGTACTGACGCTCGAACGTCGGCTATTCAGTTGCGTCAGATCATGCAGTCGATTCTTGATCCGTCGCGTCAGACGACTCGGGCGTTGAAGGAGATGGGTGTCGCTGAGGGTGAACTGATTCGACAGGCTGAGGAAGAGGGCTTGTTGGCTGTTTTGAAACGCCTCCGGGTGTTGGCAGATGAGAACGGGGACGCGTTTGCTGACGTGTTCCCCAACATTCGTGCTTTGGCTGGTGCGTTGGACATCACTGGCGCGAACTTGAAGGAGAACGAGGAGATTTTCCGTCAACTCGAAGCCTCAGTTGGTGACACGGACGAGGCGTTCAAAGTCACACGCGAAACGCTTGAGAACAGGATGGCGCGTGCGACCGCTACGTTGAAGGTGTCGTTTATCGAGTTGGGTAAGGCGTTGGTTCCTTTGGCGGAACTTTTGGCCGCAATCATTGAAAAAATGGCGGGGGTTGTCAAGTGGATGGCAGACCGAGGGGCGCTTACAGGGTTGATGATGGGCGTTACGGTTCTCACTGCTGCGCTGGGGTTGATGTTGATCGTGCTTGGCAAGATCGGGATGATGGTCATCTTCGTCACCGGCGCTTTAAAGGCCTATACGCAGTCGGCGATCACCGCTACTGTCGCTACGGGGGCTTTGTCTAAGGCCATGATGGCGCTTCCCGTTATCGGCACGATCGCCCTCGTCGCATCGGCTATCGCTACGATTGCTTTCAGTATGGGTCTCCTTGGGAAGGAAACCCGAACCACGTCTGGGAAGATGGCTGACTTTCGGGACAGTTTGAACGATGTCCGCATGATCGGTGATCGCACAGTGACGAGCATTATGGATGTGTATAGCGCTGTGAAAATGGTGGCCGACCAGTCGGAACGGGCAGTGACTTCCCGAGATTTCTTTAGCACTTTTGGGGATTCTATAAATGAGGCGCTTGATAATGCCGACATTGCTGGGGGTGGAATGTTTGCGGAAAATGCGTTCCTGAAAGGGATGTTCGGGGCGGGGGATTCGGATGCAGTTTACGAAGGTGCCATAGACATTATCAATGACCTCCAGAAGCGCTTTGGGAATGAGTATCCTGATCTGATTGCGCGTTTGTTCACGGGTGGTCTTGAGGGGGATGACTTTAGGGCTTTCTTGGCAGGGGATGACAGGCTTGCCAATGCGGAGAGGTTCTACAGTTTGTTGGCGGAGACGCAGGTTCAAGGGATCATAGACATGAGCGCAGATGTACATGCCGCGTGGGAGGAATATAAAGTGGGCATCCCCGAGGACGACCGGGCCGCCGCGTTGAAGGGCACAGGCGGTTACCAAGCCTTTGGCGAAGGCGACTGGTGGAGTTCTGATGCTCTTGAACAGGGTATGTCGGATATGGCGAATACGTTTGCTGAGAAGATGGCTAAGGGGGACATTCTCGACGCGGCTTTACTGCGTACAACGATTATGGACGATTGGGATAATGCCACCACGATGGCGGTCGACAAAATGATCGCAGATGGTTTGATCACCGAGGCTGACAGGGCGGTGTGGTCGAGGGTGATTGCGGGTGAAATCGACGAGGCGTGGATGATGGCAGTCTCGCAGGCAGATTCGTTCTTGCAGGATGAGGGCAGAGCCCTCAATTTGCCGTCCATGTTTGATCAACTTCTCGCCGACCCCGACCGCGAGGGAAAGGATTTCACAGAAGGTGGGACATCGTGGGGAAATTATTTGCTGTGGGCGAAAGAGTACGAGAAGGTGCTGAACTCTTTGTCGGCAGCAGATATTGACGAAATGGGAGGTCTGCAATTCGCTAAGGAGTGGGCGGTAGATGAGGCGCTGGTGGGCGTCGAAAAAATACAAGTAGCGATGGAACACGCCGCCAACTCTGGTGAAGAAGGTTTCGGAACGGTGGCGGATGTGCTTGCCGAATTAGAAGCGGCGTTTGAGGGGGCTGACGCTGCGGCTAGTCACTTCAATAAGACGTTCGACAATTTGATTGGCCGCACCATGGAACTCGACGATGCGAATGTGTCGTTCATGGATGGTCAGCAGGATCTTGCCGACGCCGTGTTGGAAGCGGGTGGGTCGTTCGACATGTACACCGACGCTGGTCGTCGTGCGCGTGAAGCGGTGAAGGATCAGGTCCGAGGGGCGCAAGAGATGGCTTCTGCCATGCTCGCAAACGGTGTGGATGCGGAAATAGCCGAAGCGCAGTTCATGTCGTATCTTGGGTCGATTGAGCAGACGGCTTTAGCGAACGGGGCAACGGCGGCACAGATCACGCAATTATTCGCGGGGCTCGACCTTGGTCCAGAGGACATTGCTCTTTCCTTCACTACCACAACGGAGGCTGAACATACGGACGCGACGGAGACGTTCGCAAATAGGGTCGATGACATGGTTGATGGGGTGTTGGATTTGACAGCGGAGAAGGGCTTTGAAATCGGTGAAGGCCTGATCGAGGGCGTCGGGGAGGGCATCAGGGGTGGGGGGCCTGTACTCAACGCCACTGCGGTTGCAATCATGGAAGACCTTTTGGAGGTGTCGATGGAGGCGCTGGGGATTAGTTCGCCGTCGAAGGTGTTCGCGATCAGTGTCGGTCAGCCCATTACGACAGGTATTGCTGAGGGGATTCTTAAGGAGAAGGGGAAACTCAAGAACGTCATTCGTGAAGTTATTGACGACGCGTTGGGTTCGGCGAAAACTCAGATAAGTACCGCTATGCGGGCGATCAATGCTGTTCTCTCTTTCGAGGAAGCGGAACGTAAATTGACCCGCCTCAGGGAGACGGTTGGTGGGGTGGGTGTTGACGCTAGGCATGAGAAATTGAGGCGGGCACAGTTGGATCGCAATCTGAGGGAGGCGGAGCGTGAGCGTCGGCTCGGAAAGGGCCATCAGGAGGATCTGGAACTTGCTGTGATGGAAGCCCAGTTTGCGTTGGAGGACTTTGATACGGATGCACAGGCGGGGACCGAGATTCAGAAGGCTGAGATGGATCTTGCTCAGGCGGGCTTTGAAGTTGCTGACGCGGAGACAGCGATGCGGCTGGAGGGCCAGAAGGCTATTGATACGTTCACGACGTTGGGGACATCGATCGGGTTGACGGGGGAGAGTATCCAAGGCTTGTTGGGAATTCGTGGTGATGGCACATCCATTTTTGAGTCTCTTGTCGATGCGGATACACGGAACGCGATTGCGGCGTTTCTGCGTGGTGAAGGCTGGGTCGATCGACAGGCAGCAGATGAAGAGGAGGTGCGTGGCCTCTCGGTGATGCCGATCGCCGGTGAGACAGGGGCTCAGGAGATCGCACGCCACATCGTGTCTGGTGTTTTGACGGACACAAACGATCCGTGGGCTCAGGGCGGCATGCATGGTGCCTTGGCTGCCGACTTCGGACCGACCTATCCGGGCCAAGGGGGGCAGTCCGCAAACGGTGCTGGGAGGGTAACTGTTACCGAGATCAATGGGGCCATCAACGTGTATGGGGCTACAGACGCACCTACTTCCGAAATGATCAAGACGGGTTTGCAGGTCGCTGAGGAAGAAGGCATCCGGGCCTTTGGCAGTTCTGTTCGCGAAGACGCTCGTAACCCTCGTGGCCGCCGGTCAGGCGACGATTAAACCGTGGGCACAAATGGAGTGAATCATGACTTTTATTGAATCCCACATCGTCAACGGCACAGAGTTTGATGGACCCGAGTTTGCCATTGCTAATGTGGCTGAAGTCACGGCGGTTCTTCGCGGCAAGGATTTAGTGCCCGCCATGGATCATGGTCGTCGCTGGCGCAGGAAGCGGCTTGGTGGGGGGTCAGAGAACTGGAGGATGTGGGTTTGCGACGCCGCCTCTAACGGGTCCTTCGCTTCTGAGACGATGAGTGTTGACACTGGAAACGGCATTATCCAAGTGTTTGATGCGGCGGCGACAGAGCAGGCTCGCCGTGCCCAGTACCATACGAATCGTGATGCGGTGTTGGAGATCCTTTACACGAACCATGCGGCGTCTGGTTACGACGCTCCGCTGAAAGTGGTTCGCAAGATGGCAAGCGGCGCGTCGTCTCACGAATACCGCGTCAACTACGGCGAGGCCAGTGGTGAAATCAACATTCCTGACTACAAGATGTTTGGGTACTCTGAATTCACTGTCACTGTAAAATATCCTGATGCCCGCTGGTATGAAAGCGACTCGTCTGGCACCAAGACCGTTTCGACAATCGCTGATGCCTCTTCTCCGTTCACTGTCACTGTTAACCCCGGTGGGACGGCGCTGATGACCCGTATGGTAATCACCTTGTCGACAGGTACGAACCCGTACATTCTTAACAGCACAACGGGCAGCAAATTGACACGCAGCGGTACGGGTGTAGTTGAATTCGATACTACGAATTACACGGCGTTTTCGGGGGTCTCGAATGTCACCGGCAGTGTCGACAGGACGGGTTCAACGACAGTCGATTGGTTCCAGTTGCGGCCCGGTGTGGCGAACGTGATTTCTTCGAACGTCGGCTTTACGATCACCTACACCAAAGCGTATATCTAATGGCCGTTGACACGGCTTGGGATGTCCTGATCGTCAATGCGACAAACCTGTCAACCGTCGCGTATGTGCCCCGCTACGAAGCCCTTCAGATTTCGAACCGTATGGACGCGGCCGGTTTCGGCACGCTCCAAGTCGATTTCGACGACCCGTTCCTAGCCACCTTCTACGCGGCGAACAGCAGCAAGTATCCGTGGGAGGGCAACTACGCCGTTCAGGTGGTTCGCAGCGGCTCGGTGGCGATGACGTTCATCATCGAGGAATCAGAGGTTCAGTATTCGGGGGATCGCCGGTTGGTGACGATGGCGGGCCGTGGGTTGGCAGCCACTTTGGAGTGGGCTGTTGTCCTCCCAGAGGGTTGGGATGAAAGCGACGCTGATCCTGACGATCCTTCGCGGGTTACGACCATGGGTCGTGGGTTCGGCGATACCGGCACGGAGGCAGAACTTGAGGCGGGCACCTATTCCGTAAACGATCCGCACTATCCGGCTTACGGCGGCGCCGCGTTTGTTCACCTCTTCAAAGAAGCCGACACAGGCAACGCGCAGACAGCGAATGTGAACTATTCCAGAGCGGTGGGGAGCGCCGAGCGGGCACAGGCGGTTACATGGCCTTTGGCCCTGTCGCCGAATCTGAGCATCACTGCCGATTCGAACGACGACGCGTGGACGGATACTGACGAATACCCGGTGGATGAGGTCAATTATTTGTTCGAGATCCCGACTGGCATCACGATGCTGGACGCCCTCAAGCAGTTGACTGCGATCACGGCGAACGCTCAGTGGCGGGTCACCCCAACTGGTTTGGTTCTGTTCGCGAAGACGCTCGGCACAGACCGTACTTCTTCGGTTCTGTTGACGGTTCCGAACGCGATCACATCCACCCGACAGTTCCGACGGAATGACCTACGAACAAACGTGATCTCGTCGAACGGGTTCGATGTTGAGCGCCACTCGGGGAACGCCACGCTGACCAGTACCAACCCGAATGTTGGGTATGGCCGCCGCGAAGCGTTCATCGGTCACGACCACGCCGATGGGGCATCCAACTTGGATGGGGCGAAGCAGGCTCTTGAAAAGATAAAGGACCCGCTCGACGAGTTCGTCTTCCAGTATGTCGAAACAGCGACGACGCGGGCATGGCTGGATTTTGATGTTAGCGACACGGTTCGCATCGAATACGAGGCCGGTGTTTATCAGAACAGGCAGATCGTCGGCCTTGCGGCATCATTCTCAAATAACGGGGTCGTAACAGAGATCGCTATCGGCGACGTGGTCGATGGGGCGATTGGTCGTATCGAGAAGAAGAACACCACGGGGCAGTTCTCGGATCAGATCCAACTGATCGATTTCAAGGGGAGCCGCCTCCCTGATCCTCCGACGGATTTGCAGACTGATATTCGTCAGGGTGGACCGTTCAATTCGGGGGTGTCGGTGTCGTGGACTGCTCCGACTGGGTGGGAGTCGCTCATTTCCCATTATGAGGTTGATGTTGCTCCGACGGGGAAACGGCGTGACGGAACAACCGATTATGAGGGGGTGAACATTACGAATGTCAGCGGCGACAACATCACGACTGGGTCGCCAATGGAGTATGACGATCAGTCCGTCACGCTGGAGACTGTCGGCACGGCGGTGTTGATCAACGGGTTGGGTCGTCCCGACGGGCAGTACCAAGCCAAGGTGCGTTCGGTTACTCCCGCTGGGAAGACCTCAGCGGATTCAGTTTCGGCGACGTTCGCTCTCGAAACATTCGATGTCACGATGATGTCTGGTCATATCGCGTCGGGGAACTATGCCGCCGGTTCCGCTGGGTGGGCTATCACGGCTGAGGGGGCTGTCGAGTTTGAGTCCGGCAAGTTCCGTGGCGACATTTCGGGTGCGTCGGGGACGTTCACGGACACCTTGTCAGGTGCGACGATTTCTGGTGGCACGATCACAATCGGGGCGAGTTCGAGCGCTGTTTTCAAGGTCGATACGGACGGCAACATGTGGTTGGGGCACGCTTCGTATGGGTCGTCGGCTCCGTTCAGGGTGTCGAATGCTGGGCAGGTGTGGGCTACCAATCTGACGATTACTGGGACGCAATCGTCGATCAATCTGAACAACGGCCGGTTCTATGTCGACACGTCTGGCAATGTGATCGCGAAGTCTCTCACGCTCGGTGATCAGGGTTACAACAACTCGATGGTCATGGGCGGTGCTGGGGCGGTAAATATTGTTATCGAAAGCACTGCTTATGCGGGATATGAGGATTCGACAGCGTTGGAGTGGAGGGCTTCGGACAACTTCACCAATGAACTTTGCAGGCTCGTTGGCGGCGAGATCACCACCGGCAAGTTCGGGTTCCGTCTAAGGGCGGGCAGCAACAACGAGGTTCGTGTCACTTCGGGGGCTGGGACTGAGGGTGTGTATTTGTGGGCTAATGAGACCGGTACGGACAAAATCAAATTGTATGCCGGTAGCGTTATTGAATTGTACGCTAATAGCGGTGTGCTGATTACTGATACTAACGCTTCAAAGAGCGCTAATCATCTTGTAAATGACGGTGGGGATCTGTATTGGGGAACAACCCAACTCGGCGGCGGCGGCACTTCTGACCATGGGAGTTTGACTGGCCGCGACGACGATGACCACACCCAGTATGTGTTGGTGGATGGCACACGAGCCATAACCGGCGATCTTACGGTCGGCACCAGCAATGCTCAGATTCTCGGTCCCGCGTCAGGCTCGCATGATACGGGCGAGGTGTCGTACTCGTTCAAGGACGACCCTGATACGGGCTTCTACCGTTCTAATCACAACACATTCCATGCGGCAACTGCTGGCGCTACGAGGATGACTTGGGCTGCCGACGGCAATGTCGGTATCGGTGCTACTCCCCTGTATCCATTCCATGTGTTGACTTCAGGTACGGCAGGGATAGCGCAGTTTGAGTCTGCCAATGTGGGGCTGCATGTCAAGCAGCAGGATACGGGCACCCTTTCGCTTGTCGGATATGACAGGGCGACCAGTGGGTACAACGCCCTCCGGTTTAGGACATCATCCAGCGGGAATCATCTGTATATCAGGGAGGGGGCAACCGTTCAAGTTGGTGTCGGCAACCTTGACCCCCAATACACGCTTGATGTCACCGGCACCCTGCGTGTGACTGGCGCTACGACTTTGTCCAGCACGCTCACCATCGGGGCCAGCAATGAAGGTCACGATGTGAAGTTCTGGGGTACCAGTGCCGGTGCGTTCATGCTCTGGAACGAGTCAGAAAACCAACTTGACTTCTCGGGCGCTGACATTGAGATGACTGACAGTTCGATGGTCACCTTCGGCAATAGCAGTGATCTCCAGATCTACCACCGTCCGGCGAGTGGCCCTCCCAGCAATGCGGAGGAACATTCGTTTATCCAACACATGGGCGGCGGCGACCTCTGGATTCGGACGCTTGGCAGCGGTGAGGACTTGTACCTCAACGCCTACGATTCTCTTTATCTCGGGACGGGATCGGCGGGCGCCACCCGCATGACGATCAATTCGTCAGGGAATATTGCGATTACTGGCACACTCAACGCGACAACTGGCCCCATTTATGTCCAATCGCAGGAGGTTTGGCACGCAGGCAACGACGGGGCCGATAGTGGTCTACATGCAGACCTGTTGGATGGTCAGCACGGTTCGTATTACACGAACCACACTACCGAAGCGATACAAGACATCGTTGGTGCGATGGTCGCGGGCAATACCGAAACGGGTATCACGGTTACTTACAGCGACATTGGCAACAACATAGATTTCGCATTGTCAAGCGAATACATACAAGACATCGTTGGTGCGATGGTTTCGGGCAATACCGAAACGGGCATCACGGTTACTTATCAAGATGTAGGCGGCACGCTAGACTTTGCTGTTGATAGTACCAGCCATGACCATCACGGTACTTATCTGCGGCTTGACATTACCTCGTCTCAAACGGTCCAAGGAAATGTCACCCTTGACCATTTGTATAACCCGACGAATGACACCTACGACATTGGTTCTACGTCGGTGCGGTGGCGAGACATCCATGTGGGGGAGGTCAAGAATGTAGACGCGATTAGGGCTCCTGCCAGCGGTGGTCTTGGCCTGCGGGTCAATAACAGCAGCAGCGACAGTTTCACGATCGATTCGTCGGGCAACATCACCATGGCAACCGCTGCGGTGAAGGTCCGTATCGGCGATAACCCGTACCCTGCTAACAATCTCAAGTTTGAGGTATATCACAACACTGCTAGCCAGTGGGCTGCATTGTTCAACCAAGATCACGCCTCTGGTTATGGCGTATTGATTGAAGGCGACTCGGCTAGCACCCATCCATTGTTCAAAGTTGTGTCTGGGACAACTCAAAGATTCAGAGTCTGTGGAGACGGCAAAGTCAGCATCGGTGGCGACGTGAGTCCTGACTATACGTTGGATGTGCAAGGCACCGGCAGGTTTGATAGCGATTTGTCTGTTGGTGGCACCATCACTGGGAATCTAGCGGTGACTCACAACGCTAGCACCAATGTTAACTATGCAGTGCCCTTCCTGTATCTCGAAGGTGATTCTGCTTATATCCAACGGGATACCAGCCTTAGTTATAATCCTAATACCAACAGATTCAGTGCTTCTGGATATTATGCTGGCACCAGTAGTGCGACTTCGAGCCCATTTCAATCCACTAATACCAATACTTCTTATACCGGCACCATGAATCAACTGTGGTGTTATAGGACTGGCTCTAACGATTACTTCTTTGCTCGGTGGTGGTCGGGACCCTCAAACGCCGCTGACTCTGAGTTTAAGTTTTATGGGACTGGTTGGGCATATGCGGATGGGGGCTGGGGTACACCGGCTAACGACTATGCCGAGTACTTTGAGTGGGAGGACGGCAATCCGTCTGATGAAGATCGTCGGGGGATTTGCGTAACGCTTGTTGGTAATAAGATTAGGCCCGCAGTTGAAGGTGAAGAGATCGTAGGAGTCGTTTCGGCTGTTCCGGGGTTTGTTGGTGGTTCCCAAGACGGCCAATGGCAAGACAAGTATTTGCGTGACGATTACAGGTCGTACATTTTGGAAGATGTTGAAATGGTTCGTTGGGCAACAGGGGAGGAAGGGGAAGAGGACGCTGATCATTCTTACCCTGTCGATTCTGTTCCTGAAGGAGTTGTTGTTCCTGACGATGCCGTGCAATACACTTCGGCAGAGCGTATTCGGAATCCTGATTGGGATGAATCATTGGAGTATGTGGCACGGAGGGAACGGAAGGAGTGGTCACCTATTGGCATGATGGGTCAGTTGCGTGTCCGCAAAGGGCAGCCCACTAGGTCGTCGTGGATCAAGATACAGGATATTTCGGACGCCGTTGAGGAGTGGCTGGTCCGGTAGGGCTGCTATACTCCCGGCATGGCAGATGAACCCCAAACTCAAATTGATGTCCAGCAGGTGATCCAGAACCTCGCAAACTCAGTCGCGAACTTGACGACCGAGGGAGCAGTAAAGGACGCCCTGATCGCCCAGTTGCAAACTGAACTGGCTGAGGCCCGCTCGGCGGTCACCGTCGAACCGGTCGACTTCGACATTCACGACGACTAGCCGCTAGGCGGCATGGTCCATGGCGGGGCACAATGGGGTCATGCCTGTTTCGTTCCGCTTCCGACTCGCAGCGTCAATACCGTCGTATGACTTGGCCCAATCGTTGGCTAAGGGTGTTCGCCTATTCGACGACGAGGCGTTCGTCCATATAAAGGAGTCGCACGAAGATACCTTCTGGGACATCCACGTCATGTTCAACCTTTCCGGTGGCGACGCCCAGTACCACGTTTTGCGGCTCTTGTTCGAGAACGCCGTCGATGGATGCGGCGGGCGAGAAATCATGTCGTAGGGGTTGTCCCCGAGCGTGCGTTGTGTATACTGGAAGGGTCGCTACGGCGATGCCACCGCGATTTGCGGGCGGCACCCAAACACCTAAGTCAGGAGTGAAACGACATGGCGAACATCGCAGAGGACTACGTCAGTCCCAGCCTGAGATGGGGGATCTTCAAGCAAGACCACCCCGCCGCGTCCGTCAAGTTCCACGCCGCCACCGGCGCAGAACTCGGTATCCCCAAGCAGTTCGGCGGTGACGAAGATTATTGCGTCGCCACCATTTGCTGCATGCCCGGCGACCCGTCGCCGATCGTCGGCTACAAGCCTGTCGCCGACGCCAAGGGCGGGCGTGGAGACCACGTTTCCGACGCGTGGAACATCTTGTGTACCAAGGCGCTCGGCCGTGCCATCAAGCGTGCCGGTTACCCCGACACGACCGAAGACCTGCGCGTCTTCGTCCTCTACAAGCAGCGCCTAGCGGAACACGAAGCGATCCGTGTCGGGGTGACCCTCGACGAGCCTGCCGCACTTCCGGCAGGCTCTCCCGAACCGACAGCGCTGGAAATGTCCGGCGTTGGCTACCCTGCCGCGGTTGAGGGACTGATCCAGTTGGAAACCAAGGACGACTCCGACGATGTGGTGGAAGCCGTCATCATCGATGCCGAAGAGGTCACCGAAGTGGAAGCCGCTTTCGTCGAAGAAAAGGACGAGTGGAACACCGCGTGGGATCTTGAAGCCGCCCATGAGGAACTCAAAAACCTCGTTGGTGAGATGGACGAAGAGCATGCGGATCGCGCCCGTGCAGCCCACACCGCTCTGAACGGGCGCATGTGGCCGATCAAGTCGGTCAGCCAGTTCAACACCCTGCTCGCACAGGTCAAAACTATCCACGGCGAGTACGAGGCTTCGCTTGATGACGAGATCGGTTTGCCCCCCGACGAGGCAGCCTGATGTTGCCCTCACCGATGGAAATCCGCGTGGTCGGCGTCACCTTCCGAGGTGCCGACTACCCCCAGAACATCTTCGCCGTCGGGGAAGCCGTTGCGTATGCACAGCGGCCCCTACGGGCGACGCTCGTCCGCGAGCCAGACAACCCGGTCGACTCGAACGCGATGAAGGTCATGGTTGGGACAACTCACCTTGGGTACATCCCTGCCGACACGGCGGTGGAACTATCTGCGGAAATCGACGCTGGAGCCAAGTGGCTCGCTATTGTCGACCGCATGATCATTTCACCCGAGAATCCTGATCAGCCCGGTTTACGACTCAAGGTGTTTCGCAATGACATATGACCAACAGATCGAAGACATCCAGCAGCAGGCCGACGGCCTCAACGAGATGCTCGCCGATTACATCAACACAGCCAAGGTGAACGCTACGGAGGGCGACCTTTCCGGTTCCGCCGAAGGCCTCACCTACCTGCTGTATCTCATTCGTGACATCAAGGCCCGCGTTAAGGACGCCGACGACGAAGCCAACCCCGCCCTCGTCGAAGTCATGGATCACATGGGCGAGAAGCAGGTTGAGTACGGGTCGATCTCCGTTGAGCGGAAGATTTCGAACTATCGCACGAATTGGCAGAATCAGGTTCTGATCCGCGCCGTCGTGACCGCCGCCCTTGACGAGATCGAGGAACGCGAATTCGTCGACCAAGAGTCCGGCTCTTATGTCAGCGAACGTGCCATCGTCGCCCCGTGGGTCGATGCGATCATCAGTCGACTTTTGGAATGCGCCGCATTCCGCGACTGGCGGGTAACCGCCCTTCGCAACAACATCCCCGGTTTGAACCCTGACGACTTCTGCGAGGTCCGGCGTTCAACCAAAGCCGTCCTCAGGAGGGGCTAGTGAGCATCGAATCGATGGTATGGGCACTCGAACAAGAAGGCGATCTGACAACGAACGAAAAGTTCGTTTTGCTCGGCATCGCCAACCATGCCAGCCCGCAGGGCAAGAGGGCTTTCCCGTCGATGGACACCCTCGCCCGGTACACGATGCTGTCGAGGTCGACTATCAATAGGTGCGTTAAGGGCCTCGTTGAGAAGGGGTTCATTGCCAAAGAGCCCGGTGGCGGCCGTAAGAGCAACACCTATGAGTTGCGTATGCACGTTGCGTCTGTAACGGAACTGGTTCCTGTTCCAGATGCCCCGAAGCAAGCCAAGGGCAAGGCTTTGGTAGCCCCGAAAAAAGATTTGGTTTGGGACGCGATCACGGAGGCATGTGGGGTAAACACCGCTAGCCTGAACTCGCAAGAGCGTGGCCGTTACAACAAGGCCGTCAAACTGCTCAAAGAATCGAATGCTACGGCAAGTGAGATCCACACGAGAGTGAAGGTGTATCGCCGTAAGTTCTCTGGTGCGGCCATCACCCCGATAGCGATAGCCAACCACTGGTCTGAACTCGATCCGGCAACCGTAAAGATGGAAGACGTGACATCCGCTCCGAAGGGGTGGGACGCGATTAGACAAGCGAGGGAACTTGATGGCAGAGATCAGGAGTGAAGTATCCGACACGATTACGCTGGCAGAATATCGCCGCAATCGTGAAGCAGAAGATCTTCGTCGAGCCAAGAAGGCCGACAAAGACGGGTCGTCGAAGACGGCACGAGCAAACCCCAATACCAAGAGGTAAGACATCATGGCAAAGCGCATCAGCACCCTGCCCCGTACCTTCCGCGGAGCGAAGTATCCGTGGGACGAATGGATGGACGGCAGTGTTTGGGTTACGGAACATGGAATCGACTTCCAGATTTCCGCCGAAACATTCCGTGCCCTCATCCACTCCGCTGCAAACCAGCGTGGCCTCAAGGCCCAGACCCGCATCCGCGGCGGCGAGGTGTTCTTCACCGCGTCGTAGGGGGGCGCTGTCTACGGGGGTGGGTTTCACAACACCCACTGTGTCCCCCCACCCCCGTAGGTGGCCGCTTCTATGTTCTACGAGGTAGCGATCTCGCCTGAAATGGTCGCCGAGGCTAAAGCCACGGCTGCCAGAATCCCTCAATTGCGGAACTCGATCGAAGAAGGCCACGGCACTGTCCATGGCGTTCTCGGTGAACTGGTTTATATCGAGGTCAAGGGCGGCATCCAAGAGAACACGTTTGAGTATGACGTGTTACACGCCGACGAGACGACTGTCGATGTCAAGACGAAGCGCACCAGTGTGCGCCCAGAGTCAGATTTCGATTGTTCCGTCGCTGCGTTCAACGTCAAGCAGCGATGCGACGAGTACGCGTTCGTCAGGGTCCTCTATGACATGACCCGCGGCTGGTACGTCGGGTCGTTGTCGAAACGCGACTACTTTGACAAAGCACGCCTTCTCCGCAAAGGGGAGGTCGACGGGTGGAACGGGTACACAGTCAAAGCCACTTGTTACAACGTCGCCATCTATCAACTCGAAGACCGTCCTAGTCAGAAGGTAAGACTCATGGAACAAGATCAAGCCGATTATGTCCTAGCGCAACTCGCTGTCGTGTTCTCGTCCAAGACGTTGAACGTCGAAGAGGTTCGTCGCTGGGTGTCGAACCTTGAACCTTACGACTTCGACGTAGCGGTTGAGGCCGTGAAGCGGGTTGAGGACTCATGCAAGTTCTGGCCGTCGTGGGCGGAGTTCAAGGAAGCCTTGCTGGCGTGTCGCCGTGCGATGCAGGTACATGAACTTCCTGCACCTGAGGTGCTGCCCGCGTCGGAAGAGACGGTGCGGGCAAATCTCGCAAAGATGCGGGAAACCCTCGGCCGAATACCGAAAGAGGTATAGGCTGGATGTGTGAGTACATGGACGTTGACGGTGGAGGGTTCGCTCTTCACGTTGAACGGCGAGCGAGCGATGCACTTCCACAAGCGGGCCAAACTGGTTCGTGGGTGGAGGGAGGCCGCTTATGTGGCAGCGCTCGAAGCGAAGATCCCTGCGATGCACTCCATCGAAGTGGTGTTCGTTCCATGCCGTAAAAATCGGCGCAACATGGCTGACACTGGTGGGCATTTCCCGGTAGCGAAGGCTTGCATCGATGGGCTGGTTGACGCTGGGGTGATCCCAGACGACGGCCCGAAGTTTGTAACGTCCCTCACATTTCGCGCTCCGTATATCGACGGTGGCGAAGACAGGGCTCTTTTAATCATCAACGAGACAGGAAGAAAATGATGAGCGATCTAAACACATTGATGAGTCGAGCGCGGGACACCGTGGATCCGTTGGAACGGGCGAGGCTTCTGAACGAAGAAGTGCTTCCAGCGATCACGTCGTTTCGCCAGACTGTGATCGCTGAACGTGCTTTGTCGGTCAAGGAAGCCTGTGATTTCGGGAATGGTGGGGATGGGTTGACATACTCCCAAATAGCACGAGATATGGGTGTTTCGAAGCCCCTCGTGCAGCAGATGGTGGCGCTGGCCCGCAAAATCCACGCGGAACGCATGAAGAGACGGACTGTCGGGTAGCAATTTCGGTCAACTGCTGGTACACTTGGAGGGAAGCAAACACCCCCCCCACAAGGATCAGAAACACATGCCCACCATGACCCACACCCCCACGCGCGACGGCACAATCATGAGCCTCTGGCTTGCAGTCTCGTCCATCGCGTCCGTATGCGACGGCGCCAGCAGGAACGATAAGGTCGGCTTCAACGGTTCCGACACCAAGTTCGGTCGCCGCCTCGCCGACACCAACACCGAAGACTGGACCGACGCCATGGCGGCTGAGTGTCACACGATGCTCCGCAAGTACAGCGGACAGTTGTCGGACTTCGGCATTGTTTACGAAGACCTCCCCGTTCCTGTTGCCGTCGGTGGCGACGGGCGTGACGACGCGCGCCAAGCCGATTATGCACGCACGGCTCTCCAGTCACGCATGGTCGACATCGTGGCCCGCGAAGACCTTTCGGCTGGCACGTTCCACATCTACTTCAAGTACGACGGGTCACTCGTCGCCATGATCAGGAAGGTCCCCGACGCAAAGTGGAACGCCACGAACATGCGGTGGGAAGCCCCCATCCAGTCGGGTGCATACGTCCGCCTGTTCGCCGATGCCAACGGTTTCGTCGTCACCGACGAGGCCGAAGCCGCGTTGGCGACTTTCGAGGAACTCGACATCGACATTGAAGCCGAAACGCGCACCTTGCGTCTCGTCGACCGGTCGCTGGTGTTCGACTTCGACTACAACGCCGACACCGTCGATGCCGTGAAGACCATCAGCGGTCGCCGTTGGGACTCCAAAGCCAAGACGTGGATCGTTCCCGTCACATCCGCCATGCAGGCTCTCAACGTCGCTGACGTTTACGACTTCGACGTGGCTGCCGACGTGCGCGCCCTGTTGGGCGAAGAGATCGAAGCCTCGCAGGAGCGCGGCGAACTGTCTGACGCCACCGATGCCGATCTGGTCATCGACGGCCTCGGCGGCACCCTCCGTCCGTTCCAGCGGGCAGGCGTCGCCTACGCCATCAACGCCAAGCGCACCTTTATCGCCGACGAAATGGGCCTCGGCAAGACCGTGCAGGCTCTTGCAGCGCTACTTCACCAGAACGCCTTCCCGGCGCTGGTGGTGTGCCCCGCGTCCTTGAAGCACAACTGGGAGCGGGAGAGCCGCAAGTGGCTGCCCGGCAAGAACGTCCATATTGTCGACACCAAGGTTGGTCTCAAGAACGCGGATGTAGTGATCATCAACTATGACATCCTCACGAAGTTCGAAGACGACCTGCGTACTGCGGGCTTCGCGGCTGTCATCTTTGATGAGAGCCATTACGCCAAGAACCCGAAGGCGAAGCGGACTGGCGCGTGCAAGTTGATCGCCAAGTCTGTTCCTGTTTCGGGGATGGTGCTGGCATTGACCGGCACGCCTGTTCTGAACCGTCCTGTTGAGTTGGTTTCCCAGTTGGAGATCCTTGACCGCATCGACGAGTTCGGTGGGTCGTGGAACTTCCGTAAGCGGTACTGCAACCCGAGTCACAACCGGTTCGGGTGGGACTTCACGGGTTGCGCCAACACCGAGGAACTCAACACCATGCTGCGCCAGACGTGTTACGTCCGGCGGAACAAGGCTGACGTGTTGAAGGAACTGCCCGCCAAGGCTCGTTACGAGGTCGAAGTCGATCTCAGCGGCCCCGCCATCAGCAAGTACCGCATGGCAGAGGCCGAGACCCTCACATACCTGTCAGACAACGGCTACCAGTCCTCAAACACGGCCGAGCATCTCTCTCGCATTACGACGCTCAAGCGTCTGGCAGGCGAGGGCAAGGTCGAAGCAGCATGTGAGTGGATTGACTCGTTCCTAGACAGCACCGATCGCAAGTTGGTCGTGTTCGCCCATCACATCTCCGTGGTGGACACCATCGCTGAGAAGTACGGCAACCTGCGGGTCGCTGGCAAAGACAGCATGGATGCACGTCAGGCAGCGGTCGACGCCTTCCAGAACGACCCCGACGCACGGGTCATTGTTCTGAACATGAAGGCTGGTGGTGTGGGCCTTACCCTCACCGCAGCGTCCGATGTTTTATTCATTGAGCAGGGCTGGACGCCCGCAGAGCATGATCAGGCCGAGGACCGCTGCCATCGAATCGGACAGGAAGACAATGTGTCGGCGTGGTACCTCCTTGCGGATGGCACTATCGACGACGACATTTTCGCCCTCATCCAAAAGAAGCGTCAGGTTGTCGATGCCGTCACCGACGGCGAAGAAGGCCACGATGAGAGCGTCTTGACCGAACTGGTCAAGAAGTTGCTCGCACGCACCAAGTGAATGTCCATCTACAACGGAAGTGATCCAAACAACATGAACGAAGAACCCGAAAATATGCCGCGGCTCGATCGTATGCATCTCGGTCAACGGAACGGGGACATCCCGCCTGAGGTCGAGAATGCCATGCGAGAGGCGCTGACGGAGAGTGGCGACCAGTGGAGTACTGCTCTGGAACTGGCGTCCACCCACGTTGGCGAGTCCGATCCGCATCTCGCCAAGTCGATTGTTCACGACATCGCTTTAGCGACCATGGCCCGTATCTGTATGACAACGCGACGCAAGTTGCGTCTGTGGCACGGATGGGAAGTCCTTGACGAGACAACCTGTGTGACGGTCGCCCATGAGGGCTTCGTCTATGCGAACGGGGTAATCATCGATGACGACTCAGTTGGGGTGCTTATCGCTCCCGAGTCGAGTCTTGACCCCGAGAGTACCGATCCATGGGTCGTGATCCGCTACCAGAACGTGTGGCGGGCTGAGATCGACTGGAACGAACACGGCTATGAGGGAATGGTCGAGGTTGAGTATGAAATTGACGATGACTGAGGCCGAATATCTCGCTCTGCTTGAATCCGAGCAACTAGGTTACCTGACGGCTTACGACATCGAGGCTGAGGCGCATCCCAGCGCCGAGGAACTCGAAGCCGAAAGCCGATATCAGATACCCCACTACAACCATGAGCAAGCGCAGTTGGAAAAACAGCGCGACCTCATCATCGAAGCCCGACAGTCAGGAAGATTTAATGCCCAGACGTAAACAAGAATCCCAGCCTCATGTCATAGCGCGTGTTCAAAGCAGCCACGCTGAGATGGAAGAGGCGTTCAAGTCATACAAGAAGCAGCAGGCAACGCTGCTTCGAGATTTGCGTTGGGCAAGGGACCAAGGGGAAACCCTCGCGAACCTTGCTTACGCACTCGATTGCACCCGCCAGTGGATCTACAAGTGGACGACCTACGGGGCTGACCACAACAGGGTCTACCCCACCGTCTCTACCGTCCCTGAGGATGTGACGACCGAACCAGTATCGGTCTGACATGGCAGGTATCGCCGGTGACCTTGAGGGGCTAACGGTCGACATCGATTCGATCCAGTCCCATCCATCGAATCCGCGGCGCGGCGACGTGCCCGGTATCGCAGAGTCCCTCAAGGTCAATGGTCAGTATTCACCCGTGATCGTTGATGCCCGCAATGGCAACATCCTCGCGGGGAATCACACATGGAAAGCAGCGAAGTCGCTTGGTTGGGACGCCATTGCTGCTGTCCATGTCGAAGTCGATGACCAGCAGGCCAAGCGCATCTTGTTGGCCGACAACCGCACGTCAGATCTTGCCATCTATGACCGTGCCAATCTGATCGAACTCATCGAACGTCTCGCCCCTGACCTTGAAGGATCAGGGTGGGATAAGCGTTCTCTGGAACGCCTACGTCGCCTCGACGAGTTCGACGACGAGTTCGACATCTTCGCTGGCGGCGGGGAAGAATCCGAGGTTGGAGCGACAACGAAGAAGATCCATGTCGGGAAGAACCTGCTGCTCGTCGAAGCCGCTTACTTCAAAGAATGGTTTGAAGAGTTGGAGGGAGAAGACGGCGACACGAAGCAGGCGCTCCTTACGCTTCGTGAACGTCTCGGCCTGACCGACAACCCTGATCCAAAGCCGTCTATCGAGGGCAAGAAGTGGAAGCATCTGTCGGGGGAAACCCCTCAGCATGTGGAGATGGACGAGTTCGATTGGGTGCCTGTCGATTCGCTCGAACCTCACCCAGAGAACGCCCGTCAAGGCGATGTTGGTGCAATCTCGGAGTCGCTCAGGGTCAACGGCATCTATCGCCCCCTGCTTGTTCAGAAGTCATCCAACCTGATTCTCAAGGGCAACAACACTTGGCAGGCTGTCAAAGCGCTCGGCTGGAAGGAGGTTCCGGTGACGTATGTCGATGTCGAAGATGTCGAAGCGGTTCGCATCATGCTCGCCGACAACCGGTTGGCTGACAAGGCTGGCTACTACAACGCTGCTCTTGCCTCCGTCCTAATGGACTTAGACAGCCTCGACGGCACAGGATTCACGCCACCCGACATCGACGACATTGTGAAGGATCTCCCACAGGAACGCGACGCCGCCGCGATGATCAACGCACCAGCAGATGTGCGTCGTGTCGCCACTCTCAAGTTCGGCCCGAACACGGTGTCGGTGTGCGGTAAGCAATACTCCGAATGGGAGCAGAGCCTGATCGAAGAGGGTTACATGTCGAAGGAGGAACGAGGCTGGCGCATCGGTCAAATCCTCGGGTTGGACACGTCGCAGTTCTCCGTTTGGGCGTCGGTCGCTGACCCGACGACAGGTAACAACGAGTTCAAGAAGTGAAGGGTCGTTCTCCGAAGTTCGTTGAAGTCACGCTGGCCTCGGTCGATTCGTTGACGAAGGCGGGGTACAACCCGCGGCGCACAGATCCAGTCCGTTATGCGTTGGTCAAAGCCAGCCTCGTCAAACTTGGTTGGCTGCTCCCCATGTATGTCACGCACACCGGTGAGGTTCTTTCCGGCCATCAGCGTCTCGATGCTGCTCGTGAGTTGGGGGCGTCGAAAGTCCCGGTTGTGGTTTTGTATGGTCTCGACATGGATCGCCGTAAGGGCGTCAACATTGTCTTCAACCGTGCCACCAACGACATGGAGAAGCGCGACTCGGGCGAGTCTCTGGCGGAGCGGTTGCCCCTGTCGGTTGTGCAGGCCGCCCTCGATGCTCTCCCCGACATTCCGGTCGACACCGACGCGTGGTATCCGTGCATGCAGTTGCAGACGCAACACACACGGGACATAGCGGCGAAGAACATTCAGATGTTCCGGTATCACGCCATCAGGCAGGCTGAATCGCTTTACCACTGGGGCAAGACTTCGATCCCGATTGTCGCCACTCCCAAGGGGGTAGTCATCAACGGTATCGGCCGTCTCCAGCACGCTACTGAGACGGGCATCACCGAGATTCAGGTCGTTACGATCCCGAAGGCACGATCCGATCTCGCTGCCACACTCTTGAACCACCTGTCCATGGACTTCGATCTGGAGGACAAGTACGCCGACGTTCTTCGCTACAACTCGTTCCGGCGTGCCTCCAACCGGCAGGATTTCCTGATGCCGACCATGGTGTGTGACCTGATGGCGGCAATTTCGAAGTCGGGCAAGACGCAGCGGGCAGCGTCGTCGTTTGACCCGACGGACGCCCGACATGTCGAGATGTGGAAACGCTGGTACGGCACGACCGTTCTCGATTTCGGTGCTGGGCTATTGGACAAGTCGCTCGTGATGCGAGACACCATGGGTGTCGATTGCGTTGCATTCGAGCCTTACTACACAGGCGGCAAGGACTCCGGGTTCGACATTGAAGCGGCCCGTTACATCACCGATGTGTTCCTCGACAGGGTTGCCGATGGAACAGAGTTCAACTCGATCTTCTTGGCGTCGGTCCTCAACAGTGTCCCGTTCCAGTCCGACAGGGAACACGTCGTTCGTATCATCGCTGCCCTCTGCGGTCCAGACACGACTGTGTATGCGGGCGCCATTTCCCGAAAGGCCGACAGGTTTCTTGCCGCTATGGGGATGAAGGACAACATTTCAAACCATGAGACCCAGTTCGATTCGTCATTCGCTGCTGGTTACGAAGACGGCGTTGTCGTGTCAGACCTGATGAAGCACCCCAAGGCACAGAAGTACTTTTCGACGAACGAGTGGGAGTCGCTGTGGCGGCTCGGGTTCCGTGATGTTGCTGGCTATCTGTATGCCCCGAACCAGTTGGTTCAGGTCATCGCCTCCGATCCTCTCCCTGTAAATCCGGTGGCGTTGGCCGAAGCGGTCAGGTTCGAGTTTGATCTGCCGTTCCCTGATGACACCCTTGGGCGTTCTGAGCAGGCCTTGGATGCCTTCTCGCAACGACTACAGATGGCCCTCTAGGATTAGGCTATGTCTGACGCAGTGTTTGGCCCGTCTGGGCGCATCATTCTCCAAGACCTGAACGTCGCTTTGTCGTCCAACTTCAAAGAGATGCCGAAGCATCGGCCAATGTCGAAGTTCGTTCAGGAGGTCGAGGAGTATCGACAGTGGATCGTTGAACTTCTCAAACAGGAGTACGTCATCCTTTGCACGGCTCGTTCGGTTATCTATCAGGACATGACGCTGGAACGGATCAAGACCTTGACGGGTTGGGAGCCGAACGAGGTGTGCTTCAACCCGTGGGAGGACCCGTCCGGCAAGGGTGCCTTGCGGGCGCATCGTGCCAAGCAGAAATATTTGAAGGAGATCATCATGCCGAAGCACGGTAAGGATCCGGCGCTGTACTTCGCTATCGAGTCAAACAAGTTCTCTCGCAACATGTACCGCATCGAAGGAGTCGAGTGCAGGGACGCGAACCGCGACGACTCGGATCCTTGGAAGACCCTGCTCGCATAGATAGAGGGCCTACACTTGGCCTATGCGTGACGAGGTAGAACCAGAGGGGCCATGGGAGTTCGACGAGAGTGTCGCCGCATCATTCGACGACATGCTGGAGCGCAGCATCCCCGACTACCGCAAGATGCGGGCCGCCGTGAACGCCATCGCTATCCCGTCTCTGTCGTTGCAGATGCGCCCGCCAGCGTTTGTTGGCCCGAACAAGGTCGAGGTGGATTCCGTCCTCGACGCTGGTTGTTCGAATGGTCTAGCGCTGCGGGGGCTTGACAAGTACGCGACCGAGCATGGTCACACCATTGAGCGTCTGGTTGGGATTGACGTGTCGGCGCCGATGTTGGAGCGGGCGCGGCGGGTTAGCGACGATCGGTATGACATCAGGTACCACGACTTGCGGGACCATTTGCCCTTCCACGGCGGGGAGTTTGATGTTGTACTCTGTGTGTTGACTCTCCAGTTCACGCCGATGGTTCACCGCAACAGAATCATCGACGAGTTCCATCGGGTACTCCGGCCCGGTGGCCGCCTGATCCTCGTGGAGAAGATCATTGGAGCGACAAGCAGGTTGGATCAAGACATGATTGCCATCTACCACGACCATAAGAGGGACATGGGCTACACCGAGGAACAAATCGAACGGAAACGACTCAGCCTCGAAGGTGTCCTCGATCCGTTGCTCGCGTGCTGGAACGAGAACATTCTTCACTCAGCACGCTTCGACGAGGTGGACTGTTTCTGGCGTTGGATGAATTTCGCTGGATGGGTGGCGGTGAAGCCATGACTACCCACAAGGAGAGAAAGCCGACGCAGGTCAAGGAGTGGAGGCCGAAGCCCGGTGTCCAACTCCACAAGTCGCATTCGTCGCGGGAGACGATCATCAAACTCGTTGCCGCAGGCAATTACCGCAAGTCTGCTTACGAAGCGGCGGGCGTATCCAAGTATTCCTATTACCAGTGGACGAAGTTGGGTGCCATAGCGTTGGAGAAGCGTGCCGATGGTGAGGAATTGACTCCGACGGAGGAAGAACTCGCTTGGTTCGTTGAAGAGATCGAAAAGGCGGACGCTACGGCGGAGGCTGCCCTTGTTGCACGTTGGTACACCGAAGCAGTCGATGGGGATTGGCGGGCCGCTGAACGGTTCCTCGCTAAGAGGGTTCCTGAACGGTGGGGTGATCCTGCGACCCGGTTGGAGATTTCAGGTCCGGCGGGTGGCCCTGTGCAGCAGTTGAGCGCCACGGTCAACGTGACCGCAGAGATCGACGCTGAACGGCAGCGGAAGGTTCTCGAAGCGCTTGTATCCGCAGGCGATATACCGAAGGAAGTACTCGACGCATGGGACGACTCAGATGACGACTCGCACACAGTTATCGACCTTGATGGAGTGGAAGAAGCCGTGCAACCTGCTGTTGCCGCACTCCCCTCACCCGAAGCAGCAAGCGTTCTTGACGTGGACGACAACTAGGGAAGCCCTATTCGGGGGGGCTGCTGGCGGAGGCAAATCGGATGCCCTCCTCATGGCGGCGCTTCAGTATGTGTGTGTTCCCGGTTACAGCGCTCTGCTTCTTCGTCAGACGTTCCCGCAGTTGTCTGGCCCTGATGGGTTCATCGACCGCACACATGAGTGGTTGAAGGATCAGGGCGCTGACTACAACGTCACCAACAAGCGATGGACGTTCAACTCTGGGGCGACACTCACACTCGGTCACTGTGAGCGGGACGAGGACCGGTACAACTTCCAGTCGTTCGCTTACCAGTTCGTCGGCGTGGACGAGTTGACGCAGTGGTCGACTGACAAGGTGTACCTGTACATCGGGTTCTCTCGTGTCCGTAAAATTACTGCACACGAAACGATTTCTCGGTGTCCTCATTGCGGCATGTCTGTCGCCGACGTTCCGTTGCGGATCAGGGCAGCCACCAACCCCGGTGGTCGAGGCAACGACTGGTGTTATGAGCGGTTCCTGTTGAACAGGGTCGGCGATCGTAAGTTCATGCCGTCGTTCATCACGGACAATCCGTCGTTGGATCAGGGGGCTTACATCGAGAGTCTCGCTGAGTTGGATGCTGTGGAGCGTGCCCGCTTGTTGGAGGGGAATTGGGAGGTCGCTGAGAAGGGCGGCATGTTTGAGCAGGACTGGTTTGACACGGTTGATTATCCACCCGAGGGGATGAAGCGGGTCAGGTTCTGGGATTTGGCTGCGACTGCTGCAACGAAGGGTAAGAACCCTGACTGGACGGTTGGCGCTTTGGTGGGAATCGAGGAGGGCCGCTATTACGTTCTCGATGTTCAGCGGATGCGTGGTACTCCTGCGGAAGTTGAGCGCCTCATTGTCAAGACTGCTGAACAGGATGGCACAAAGATAGACATCCGTATGGAACAGGAACCCGGTTCTGGTGGTGTGAACACGATCGACCATTATGCCCGCAGGGTGCTTGTCGGGTATCCGTTCAAGGGCATCCGGTCGACTGGCTCCAAGGTGGAGCGTGCCCGTGTGGCGTCGTCGGCGGCTGAGATGGGGAATGTGCGGTTGGTGCGTGGCCGGTGGAACAAGGCGTTCATTGACGAGTTGGTGCAGTTCCCGGCGGGCGGTCATGACGATCAGGTCGATGCTTTGTCTGGTGCGGTGGGAATCCTTGTGGAGAACAAGGCAAGGGTTAGGATCATCGTGTGAATCCGTTTGAAACGCAGCGCCGTATGGGCAAGGCAGCGATGTTGGCTGACGCGGCAGAGGATCAGTGGGTGTCAGCGGAGAAGTTCTTGGCGGAGTGGCCGAGGCGGAACAAGTGGTGTGAGCAGGTGGGGATCAAGCCTGCGTCGAAGGAGACATGGGAGATGGCCGCGGAGTTGCTGTCTGCTCGTGAAAAGCATGTGGGGCTGGGTGGTCTTAATGATCCTCGGGTGGTGCAGCGTCTGGCGGCGATGGCTGTCCGGTTGACGGAGACTTTGGCCCGTGGCGACATTGCTTCGGATGAGGTTGAGTCGTTGTCGAGGGCGGATCGGCGTCAGGCTGCTCGTTTGGCGAAGGCGGACAACGACGGGTTGGTGTTTGATCTGGCTCAGAAGTTCATGGAGTTCCGAGAGGAACATCGTCTTAAGGAGGTGTGATGGGCCACGTCTGGCAGACGGTGGACATTTGGACACCGCAGCAGTGTGAGTTTGTCAAGGAAACAGCGCTGGAGGGGCCAGCACATGGGGCGGGGGTTCAGCAGGACGGCGTCCGTGGCCCACGACCAGACATTCGTTCAGCGACTCGTTGGTTTGTTGATGGTCGGCATCATCCCCTGATCGTTGAGAGTGTTTGGGATGCTGTGAGACGCCACAACGTATGGGGTTTCGACATTGAAGTGCTGCCCGGTATCGAGGTGATCCGGTACGAACCCGGCGACTTTTACAAATCTCACACTGACTGGGGGGGAACGTGGACGAACAGGAAACTTACGGTCTCGATCCAATTGTCTGATCCCGGCGATTACGACGGCGGGCAGGTGGGGTTACATGTCGGTCCAGAGGATGACTTTGCTGAAACTCGGCAGGGTTGGATGACGATGTGGCCGTCGTGGACTTTGCATTCTGTGGCCCCGGTTACCGAGGGGGCACGTTGGGCTGCCGTCGGTTGGGTGTTGGGGCCGCTGTTTCGTTAGGGAAGGTCCCAGCCGCGGGCTTTGTATAGGCCTTCGCGGGTCCATGTGTCAGCGAAGTCGCCTGATGTCCAAACCCTTTTCTTTGGGGTTTTCGCTAGGTCAGCGACCCGCTTTTCTTCCTTGCGGCGTTTGACGTTGGTGCTGCGTGCTTCGCGACAGTCGGCGCATCGGCAGCCCTTGATGTATGACCCTTCGGAACCTGTGCAGTTCACTGGCGGTGGTGCCCTCGGGTTTCGTATAGATCCGCAACGATGAACGCCAACAGTAGCAGGGTGGTTAGTGCGATTAGGGCACAGAGGGACCCGGCGACTATTTGCCAAGCGTTCACCGTGCGAGCAGGTCTGCCACGTCACCCGCTTGTGTGGCGAGGTCTTCCATTCCGTGTTGTTCGAATGAAGCAACCATGGAGTTGAGCAGGTTGCAGATCTGGTCGACTGTTGAGATGGGGACTTCCACTGATGGGATCTTGGGATGTTTGGGGTTCATGTAGGCGGGTGTGAACGTGGAAGATTCCAGCCCTGATCGGCCTGTTGGGGACGGGGGCGGGAACTTGAGGCTCATGCTGTGACCTTGTGCTTTTTGATTGTCCAGACGGAAGCCGTGGAACTGATCTCGCCAGTCACTCGATGCCTATGCAATGTACCGATACATAGTTCGTCGGTGTGGGGGTAGTCGATGTTGATGGGCCAGCCATGCCAACAAATAATGGCGGCTCCTTCTTCTGCGCCGGTAACAGCGAACTCGGGGATGGAACCCCATTGTTTAGCGGCGTATTGTCCGAACACGGCAGCAGTGCTGGTATCCGCGTCGGGTAGGGGAATCAAGACTGCAACATCGAGGGCTGTCTTGACTCCGAAGACGGAATCTTGGGTCAGGCCGTAGACCCTGAGGGCGCTTTCTGGCCCGTCGATCGTGTACCTCATCTAACCGGTTCCTCCATATAGGGGGCCTTTCCCATAATGTACACGGGAATTGGAAGAAAAAGGTGGAAGGCATGTCTCTCTATTCGAATCGGTGTGGGATGATGGTCAACCGTGGAAGGATCACCCGCCTGTGAAGAATGCCAATGTCCAAGATGTCCGTGCCCATGCGACTGCCACTGTTGCGTCGTCGACCCCAGCGTTTACCGATGATGCCGAAACCCGGCAAGCGATCGAAGCGTTCCTGATCCTGTTGGAGCGGGTCGAAACACGGCTCGAAACACACACCCTTCCGCCGGTTCCAGCAGTGGTTTCTACCGTGTCGCCGCTGCTATCTCAGTACCCAGTGTTGCCTCCAAGGTTCCGCCCTTCACCGTGACGTAGGTCACAGTCGACTAATCTGGGCCGATGGACACTCCTAACGAATTTTGGGTCGGCCCTGCCTCATCGGGAAATCATTGGGTTGTAGGCCCGCTTGGTGAACTGGATGAACTGGTCGACAGGACAAACCCCGGTACCCGCAAGATCAGTGTCGGCATTGATCTTGATCCGCTTGGCGGCATGTCGCAGAACCAAGCCGACACGGTACGGGCGCTCTTGTGCGAACTCGTCGAGGACGGCGACCTTGACTCAAGGCCCGCCGATGGGATTCAGTACCCCACTGGCAGCGACGGCATCGACAACAACCATTTGGTTTACATGCGGTGCTTCGTAGACGAACTGGAAGTCGGTTGGCTGGAGGGCGTCGACCTTGGAGTGTCAACAGGC